TGATGAAGTTAGTTCTGGTAAAGTATACGGTTATGACTATACTAATTTGACTACGGATCAAGCAAATGATATCTTTAATGCAGACATAAAAAAAGCACATGCAGCTTTAATAGATAAATTTGGCAATCAATACACGGGTCTAGACAATAGACGCAAACAAATACTTATTGACTTTCAATATAATTTAGGAAGTCTTAACGCTTTTCCTAAATTTACAACAGCATTATTTGCTGGAGACGAAGCTACCATGATGAAAGAATATAAAAGATTTTTTAAAGATCCAAAATCAGGTGATATGAAACCTTTAGGTAGAAATAAAAATTTTAATGATTTCTTTTTTGATGGAGAAGGAATTGCAATGAACTCTATGATGTCACAACCAATAAGAAAAGCAGAGAAGGGTGCAGAGAATGTTGAGATAGGTAATGCACAACCTGCAGGATTCTTTTTTAGAAATCCAATGACTCCAGAAAAACCCTCTGGTGGTGAAAAACTATTTAATTTTTTATTTCCAAGATCTAAAAACAAAACATCAGAAGCTATGCCCAACAACATGACACCTATTCCACCTGTAAATGAACCTCCAAACAATACTAGTTTAGTAGAAAAACCAGAAACAAATAAAGAACCTTTTGATCCTAATAAATTAAAAGATGAAGATTCAGGTTACGGTGTAAACCTAGATTATTATTATGATAATAGGGAAGAGATGGCTAAGTACACTATTGCACAAGAAAAGGGTAATGATTATGTCCCATCTAAAAAAGAAATAAAAGAAGTTATGAATGATAACGATGCAAGATTTGATGCATACTGGAACATGAAATCACAAGAGTTTGACGATGAGTATGTACAAGATGCTAAAGAAGACTACATAAAACCTGACCCCTATGATCCTTCAGGAAAAGGAAAGCAAGAATTGCTTGATAAGTATGGCCCTGAGATTCTTCCTGAAGCCTAGCCTTTACTCTTTAATCTTATAAGGATCTGTACTTAGTCTAGGTATCTTACCCTCTAAGTCTTCGCCCGATAGTATACTCTCTATATGTTTGTGTATGTACACAACAGCTGCACCTATGATAGAGTCTTTAGTAAAAGTTTCTGCTATCTCTTTGAGACTACATCCATACTGCAACAGTAAAGACACTGCCTTACCAGATGCTCTAAGCTCTCTATCCAGAGTACTTTCATTTGGTTTTATCTTAACCCAAATAGCCATAGGCGTAATCCCTCCAGAGTTTATAGTATAGTCTACTATAGCTACTACTCTTCTATCATCTATATCCATACGGACGGTATTACTTCTCATTCTATTTGGTACTTCCATTCTAGCCACGTTATCCATTATAACCTTTCTATTAAATCTTTTATTTCGTAATTAAGTTTTTCTGCGTTACTCTTGCAATGTCTGATTACCGCAGATAGAATATTAGCATGTACTTTTTCTTCTATGCCATTAAGCTCTTTCTCTACAAGCATAGGCTCTGGGTAATCAAGATTGATTGCTATCTCATTTGAACCAGTCAAAGAGATATTCATTCCAAACAGATGAGATTTATTTTTTGCCATCTGAATTTTTTATTGCACTAGTATCCAGCTCTTGTAGTCCTCTAGATAGTACTTCAATACCTTGAACTACTTCACCATAAGGTCTAGTGAATAAGTATCTCAGTATACTTTGTACTTGAGATCCTGTTATTACATATTGTTTCTCTGCTAGCCTATTAGCTTCTTGCATTTGCTCTTCTGTAGTTTTATCTGCCATGATTGTTCCTTTTATTAAAATTTTTATTGTTTAAATATAGTAAAGATTAACGAATAATATATGGGTGACACGCTGGTATCATATAGCACACATTCGTTTGTATGTGCAAGTTTGACCCCTTTAAATTGATTTCATGTCTTTTACCTCCTTTATTAGTCTCTTCAAGTACCATTCTGCTTTTTCTAAATCTTGAACAGCATTTCCTTTGTATTTATACCTAGACATGTACTTCATACATGCACCTTTGAGATATCCATGGAACTCTTCGGCAGTCATAGCTGATTTAATTATATCAATAGTCTCTGTAGATGACTGCCTATAGTGATTAGGATTATTTACTGGGTCTTCCATATCTTCTCTTTACTTCTTTAGTGTTTACCATTTCAATATCATACTCTCCACCTTTAACATTACGTTTAACTATCAGCCCACTCCACCACATTCGTTGGGTATTATATGCGTATGATTCTTTGTGTGTCAAGTAGCAACCTGCAGATAATCCCATTATCTTTTTGCCTGTTGGGTATGCACCTACAGCATAGTCTAACAGATGGCAATGTCCTACAGTAGATGATACTTTATTCTTATTTAATAAAGTCCTGGCTATGTTCTCTCCAGAGATAGCCGATCCCATTAAACCGCTAGGAAAGTTATGTGAGTAATGTATGCCATCTATAATTACAGGGTATCTGTAAGTATACTCATTCCAACCATAGCTAGGATAATCTAAATCATCAATAGATATAGCACCCTCAAGCTCTGGGTTATCATCAACCATACGATCAATACGATCTTCATGATTGCCTAGTGTCATATGCATTTCAGCTTTGTGATTGCCCATACCTTTATTGAATAACTCTAAGGCTTGATGTGCATGATCTATATCTTTACGATACCTTCTACCTTGAAAGGACTTCTTGCCCCTGTCCCAACTAGATAGTGAGTCCATGCTAGCAAAGTCCCCCATACATATTATCTTATCTGCTCCAATATCTTTGGCCATCCTGCCTGCCCAAGTAAATCTTTCATTACTAGCAGCTGGTGTACAGTGGGGGTCTCCTATTACTAAGTGTGTTGTCATTAGTGTAAATCCTTTTTGTTTTTAAATTCTATCAAGTCTAATACATTATCATTATACTCTTCTGTATTATCTTCAATACTAAGCAAAGAATTCTCAAAGGCTTTAACTCCTGCTTCATAAAGTTCTTCTGGTCTATCCATAGCCATCTGTACCATACCTTTTGCTATGTAAGATGCTATGTCACGCTCATCACTAGGCTTTGGATCAATTATTCCCAAACTAAATCCACTATCATGATTAGTAATTAAAACCGATACAGAACTAAATAGATCAATATTTTTATTGTCTTTCATATATTACCAATCAATTCGTCTAAGCCTTTTACTTGCTCATCATCTTCGGGAATACCAGTTTCTATTAACTTTTTTCTTTTAACCTGCAGATTATGCACAGCAGCTTGTTGCTCCTTCTCATTCTCTTCTGCCATAAGTTCTATATCTTCGTCACTTAGTTGTTTATAAAATGTAACCATTATTATTCTCCTTTGTTTTTTTGTTCTATTATACTTAAGAATGATTTGAAGTCAAGTACAATAAGGGGTTTTCTGCTATTCATTTTTAATACTACAGCAGGTTCTAGATCAGCATTAGAAATAGACTGATCATAAGAATCATACAGTCCTTTCCATGTTTCTTTATTCTTACATTCAATAGAGAATGGGAATAGTTTTTGGGCCTTTTCAGATAGCTTGATGTCTATGCCAGACTCTCCCATGATAGCACACCATACATCTGTGTCTCTTTTTAAGCTAGGGAACGCACTGAGTAGTGCGTCCCTAACCCAGTTTTGAAGCCTTCGCCCCTTGGCTTTTCTACTGCGTACACTAGAAGCCATCATCTACCCTCGGATTATTGACTTCAGTATACCAAACCCACTTAGGGTTTTTAGCTTGAGATTGCTGTTGTGGCAGCATCTGCAAGTTTTCTCCCCAACAAGGAAACTTGTAAGGGCAGAAACCACATGCCGTACCTAATACTTTATTACCTGTCTTGTTCTTTCTAAAGTATTCATCTTCGGCTTTGAAACATCTTTTAAATTCTTTGTCTAAAGTTATAGCCCTAATATTATTATCAATAATACTTATTGCCTGTTCTTTGTACTCATCATCTGCTATGGGAGCTTCAGTAACAACCCACTCACCTGTAGATTTATTAATTACTATCCAACCACCAAAAGGTTTTTGCCTAGACTCAGCATACATATAGCCTTGTGTTAGATAACCAAACAAATCATCCTCTGCTACTGCATGAAAGCCACCATTCTCTCCAAACTTATTAGTGAAAGACCAGGGCGATGCACTTTTAATATCCCATACTTTATCTTCTATCTCAACATCAAGAGTACCGTTAACTGTAACCGCATCTAGCTTGTACTCTGTCTTAGTTTGCTCTGATTGTATCTCTACACCAGATGCTTTCATTATAATCATTGCCGCTTGTTCTATAAGATCACCAAATAGATTTCTCATCTTAACATTATAAGGTTGCGACTCACCTTTAATGCCCCTCTTCTCCATCTGTAATTGACACAGAGGTCGTCCGATGCTTGATGCCCTAAGACCAAACTCTTTTTTTCTTTGGTCAGTGAACTGCTTGCGGAATGATTCCTTACAAGCCTCACCAAACTGGTCTATCAA